CCGTATTTGATAGCGCAACCCTTGAATATGTAATCCTTACCAATTACGAGTCGGAGGCGTGGGAAAATGATTGAGGTTCTATTGCTAGTAGGCTTGCCGGTTATTACCATTGTATTTTTATCCATCGTGTTTGACATTGAGGAAAGGCTAACCAAATGAAAATCGTTTGCAAAGAAAACCATTGGTATATCAAAGACAATCAGGTTCGCCTTGAGACTCCAGAAGGCAATCAAGTGGACATGATTAAGGCGATTGAAGCAACAATCCGCTTACACATTTACGAACAGATTTGCGCCCTAGACTTGACAACCAATCGTGCGCAGATTGTCAAGAACGGTATTGATAAGACCGCTTTGACGGTACAAGATTTATGCGCTCAGATTGCATTGGGGGAAAAGAAATGAAAAAAGCGATTGCAAAAGCCAAAGCCGAATTAGAAAAAAATAAACGGCTTATTGAAAACACTAAAAATGGAATACCAAGCGGGAAATCAAATACTTATAAACTTGGCAAATCTCCTTCTAGTTTTAAGGAAACCAAATGAACGAAGAGTTGCCATTACTTCCTTATGCCGGCACTTCGGGCTGGTCGGGAACTGAGACAAGCAAACAACGCGCTATTACGGCTGACAAGAATGGCACGACTCGCAGCCGTCAACGCAAGGCAATGTTTCTTCTTGCCGAAGCCGGTGAAACAGGTTTGACATGGAAAGAACTAGGCGACTTGACTGGCTGGCATCATGGAACGGTATCGGGGCTTCTCTCTGTTTTGAATCGTGAGAATTACATTGTTCGACTCAAGGCAACCCGTAACAAGTGCGCCATTTATGTTCATCCCAATTTTATATCATCGCGTGAAATTTCTCAGCGCAAGACCAAAACTTGCAAGCATTGTGGGGGTGAACTTTAATGCCTACATATCAGTACCGATGCAAGGAATGTAAAGCGTTTATGGAACTGCATCAGAGTTTCTACGATGATTCGATTCCTGATTGCGTAAAGTGCGAAAAACCTATGTCAAAGGTTATTCAGGCAACACCGGCGATATTCCGCGGTGGAGGATGGGGAGGGTCAAAATGAAAACATTTCGTAAAAGAATCTTTGGGCGAGAAGTTCACCTTTCAATCTTTCCTCGGTACAAGCGCCGCAAGCCATACTTAAAGTTGCGCCTCATGCCAAGTTATTACGCGAACAATCGCATCTTTGAGTTAACCGTCTTTGCAAAGAGTTACCGAGTGAATTGGACACCTCAGCGATGATTGTGAAACTTGCCCTGTTGTGGGTTGCGTTTATTAACACCGTAGGCATTGCGTTTGGAATCTACGGATACTTTGCCGCCAAAAAGAAATGGGTAAAATAATGCACAAAGACATTCGTTTCCGTAAAGGCTGGATACATTGTGGATATAGCAAAAGGTTCGGTCTAGGTATCAGTATTGACAAGTACGGCGTGGATATTGATTTTTTAATTTTCTATATTGGCTGGCAACGCTAATGGCAAAACTCAACGACATTCTCAATGAACGCCAAGAACAATACGGCGACCCAACTGAAAACTTTCGCAAGATAGGGATTATGTGGGGTGTCATTCTTGACCTGCCTTATTCCCTAGCGCCTTATCAAGTGGCTCAGATGATGATTGCCCTAAAACTTCAACGCATCTCGGTCAATCCCGATTACGAGGATTCTTGGCTAGACATACAGGGCTACGCCGCACACGGGGCATTAGACAAATAGCCCCTAAATGTTCAAGCGTGTGACCTAAATCACATAAATAAATGTTAAATTGCCTTGATTTGGCTATTTTTTAATTATATACTTGTGTCATAACCCCGAACGAGGGTTAAGATTCTGGAGGAATCGCATAACATGGCTATAAATTACAGAAAAAAAGTGTTTGATTTTTGCAAGGCTAATAATCTTACAATTCTTAATGCTGGTCCAGAAACAATAGACATTGACTATCCACCTCATGTTCGATGCGTAACAAATAATTTTCATGGGCTTTATTATCCAAGTCTTAAAAGCGAAGATGTAAAAATGCCTCAGGCTTGGAAAAGCGTTTGGGAAGATTTAGAAGAAGGCGTAGAACCTTGCCCAAAAGATTGTGATTGTTATGTCTGATTGGAACATTGGTCGTTGCAAAAGATGCGGGGCATGGGTTGTATTTGACCGCCCATGCTCAACCTGCTCTACAATTACACCACAACCGACTAAGGAGGTTCAGAAATGAACGCACTTAACAACGGAGGCACACGATGAGCGCTATAGAACAGGCGGCGATTGGTTCGCGCTGAAGTTCAAGACTCGTTTCCTTGTAGTCGCCGCTCTTGCGGTAGGAATCGGGTTTGCAAGCCCATCGGTAGCGCAAAGCCCTAAAGCATTTACGGATGCTATTGAGCGCACACCGGCAGCGGCGAAAGCCTATGCACAATCACAACTTCATAAATACGGATGGAACTCCACTTACCAATGGAGATGCCTAGTCACCGTCTGGACTAACGAGAGTAATTGGCGACCAAACGCCTACAACATAACTCCCGTTAAACTAGTGGTGGATGGGTTGACGGTTTCCTATCATGCCGGGGGCATACCTCAGCGAATTGGACTGTCTCCAAAAGCAAGCGTTAGCACTCAGGTTAATGTTGGATTGCGGTATATTTCCGACCGATATGGAAACCCCTGCAACGCACTCCGCTTCTGGAATCGCCATTACTGGTATTGAGAATGACAATCCAGACCGCGCTTACGGGCGCGAGTCACTAGATTTCACGGGAAGGCCGTTCCCTACCCGTGAAGATACGACTGCTTGAGCGCATGATTACCTCCAGTTGATTGCGCTCGCGGTCGTCTGCCTTAGCCCCACATTTCTCAAGGGTGTGGGGCTTTGTGCTATTCTTAAAACACATCCTTAATTATTTCGATAGTTAAGTGCGACACCCCGGAACTATCCCTGAAATTCGGCTTAGGCGTTAGGCGTACCGAATAGACCAAATAGCCGGGGTTTCTGCTATTCTAAGAACACAACACCCCCTACGCCTCTCAACGATGCGCACCAAGGGGGTTACTTATTTGTAGCCACAATGTAGCCACAAAATATAGTCTAAAACATATATTTGCTAATAAGTTACGCACATGGTGTAAGGTATTCCCATGACCACAATCGTTGCCCGACAGTATGCCGACAAAGTGGTTATCGGGGCAGATTCATTGGTTACGGCAACCCGCAAATACACGCATCCTAAGATGGTCAAAATAACCGAACGCGGTCAATACCTAATTGCCGGTGCTGGCTTGTCTAGTTTTTGCGATGTGGCTCAACACATATTTAATCCACCAAAGCCGACCGAAGCCGACAAAAAAGATTTGTACCATTTTATGATTTCTAAATTTATTCCGGCACTCAAGCAATGTTTCAAAGATAATGACCTCAAGTTAGAAGATGATAAAGATGAAGAAACGCGATTTGCTTTCTTGGTTGCAATTAACGGTGAAGTCTTTGATATTGCTGATGATTTCGCTATTTGTCTTGATTCTGACGGTATCTATGGGATTGGTAGTGGCAGCAGCCTTGCTATTGGGGCGCTTAAGCAGGGCGCAAGTATTAAGAAGGCTCTCACGATTGCTGCCGAAAAAGACCCATACACCGCTCCCCCATTTCTCATTGTTGAGCAAAAGCGTGGATAAGAAAATCGCTGAGACGGTATTGGCTCGCGCTAAAGGATATTGCGAGGCGTGTGGATTGCCCGGTGACGACTTTGCCCTACATCACCGCAAACTAAAATCCCGCGGCGGTAAGGATGAAGTGAGCAACCTGATTGCCGTTCATCACAAGTGCCACAATCTCGGCACAAATAGTATTCACCTCAATCCTCAAATGGCTACGGTGAAAGGTTGGATGTGTCCGTCATGGGCTAATCCCGCCGAATATCCTTTGCACCTACACGGCGTAAAGGTTGTTAGAATAGATAACGAAGGTAACTACGAACGATTGGAATAGCAGGATGGCGCGCATTGAAGTTGTAGGAAATGTTGGTACTGACCCAGAGATTAAATTCTTTGATGGCAAGAACGGTTCATTCGGGGTTGCATCATTCTCACTTGCTTACACACCACGCGAGAAGAAAGGTCAGGATTGGGTTGACGGCGAGACTGTTTGGTTTCGCATCTCTATTCTTGGCAAGCAAGCAGAACTCGTTACCGATGCGGTTCGCAAGGGCGAGCGCGTAAAGGTTGTGGGAACGCTCAAGGTAAGTTCATATCAAGCCAAGGATGGCTCACAGAAGCAAGGTCTTGAGATTAAGGCTGACGACATTACGATTGTCTTAAAGTCTGTTAATAAGTCACAGTTTTCAAAGCCAAAGTCTGATGAACCTGAATGGGGTGCGGGATGGAACTAATGACATCTATTCAAGTATGCGAACTGCTTGGCATCACTCACAACAACCTGCATCAGATTCAGAATCGTGGGCAGTTGAAGTGGGTTGAGAAAAAAGGCAAGTTCGTCTATTACAACGCTGACGATGTTCGCGCTTACGCAGAGAAGCGGGCAAGTCGCAAGAAATGAAATGTAGCAACTGCCGCAAAGATAGCCAGCGTGACATCTGTTCTTCATGCTGGCGCTTTGCCATGTTGCAATTAGTTAAGTTTCCTGATTTCTACTACGACCTTGAAAAAGAGTT